CTACGCGCCAGCCAGTAGGCTTGGGCAGGTGATCTTTGATGTTTCTAACCTGTTCCTGATGCTCTTTTTTAGCAGCAAGTTCGGCAGCAACCCTTGTGGCTACTTCTTTGGCTTCGGCTTCTGCTTGTTCAGCAAATTCCTGCGCCCACTTCAATTCCAATGGAGTTTCAATCATCTACGGGTCCTCAAAGGTTAGGGTTTTTATCAAGAAGCTCTTGCACAGCATCCTCAACAAACTTAAACCCCTCCAACCGGCCCATCATGAACTTGTACTGCTCCATATTTTGTATCCGGCCACTCAAAATCATGTCGTTCGACTCGCGTCGGAGTCTCCTGATCTGATTAAAAACGGCTTCTGCAAATTCCAGCATGGATTTCTCCTATGAAAGCAGACAGTTGGGCCCCTGTCTGAAGGGTTCGTGCGTACTATATATCAAATTACGCTAGTTTTACCTTGTTAAAGGCATCTTTTCGATATACATACCGTATGTCCGGCTTACTGGACGGTACTTTTGCCTCTTTTTTAGGCATTTTAACGGATTTTGGCTGGGGCTTGGGTTTGTTTTGCACTTTGAACTCCTAGTTGCTGCTGTTTCATTGCCAGATTTGCTTGGTCAAACTGCACGTCCGCTTGTTCTTTCTGTTGTGCAAGCTGAACCTTGGCCTGATCAACCTGTTGTTTGGCCTGATCGCTTGCAGCATTTTGCTGAAGCTCTTGTTTTTTCAGGTCAACCAGCGGATCGGACTGTGGCCCAACCAATCCCTCTTGCTGTTTCTTCACTTCTTGGAAGTACTGCATGGTTTTCACAGCAACCATGCCTTCGCGTTGCAACGGAGACACCACTTTGTCGGGGTCAGTGCCGTATTGGCGGAACAATTCAGCCTCAACATCCTCTTCGGCCTTGACCGTGATGTGATCAAAGATGTGTTTCTGGAGATTGACGGCCACGTTGGGCATGCTTTGCAAGATCGGGGACATGCCAAACATCAAATGCGTCATGATGTGTGCATCATGCTGCTGTCCAGCAAACGCTTTGAGCGGCGAACCATCCAATGCCTGAGCGTTTTCGCTGGCCGGGTCCTTGGGTTTGTCCACGTTCTGGCTGTTCAACAGTGCATCGATGTCCCGCACGCCAATCGCTTGGTACATGCGGCGGTACGACTCGTACATGTTGTGCATCTGCGGGGCGCTCTGAGCCAGTTGTAGCTGCGTTTGCGCCATGGTGATACGTTGGGCTACCGAGAAGATGTTCGGGTCCGATACGGGCAGCACGTCAACGCGGTCATCAAAGTCCGAACGCTTGATGCTGCGCGACTCACCGGGCACATCGTACGGATACTCATCCGGTAGGTACTCAGCAAAACCCTTTGCCAGCAACTGGAACTCCAGCTTCTGGCTGTAGTGCAAGCGCTTGTGGATAGAGGACATGACCGCGCTGCCTTTTTCCAGCAGAGCAATCGTGGTTCCCACCGCCGCGTTCTGGTTGCTGTCGCCAACCTGCATGTCGGTGATGGATGCCAGACGGCGACCAGCGTCCACGCAGAAACCAAGAAGTTGGTACAGGGTCTGGCTTGGCTCCTTGTACGGCAGTGGCAGCAGCGACGATGTCAACTCCGCGCCGCCTGCATCCATGTCACGGAACTCGCCCGGTTGCAGTGGCACGTCATCGTTCATGATCCGTGCGCCCTTGGCCTTGAAGCCCGCTGGCAGGTTAGAGAACGTGCCCGCGTCTACCAGTTGCTGCAACGCGGACGTGGCCGTCTTGGACAGGCCACCAACCAAGTGCAAGAAGCCAAGGCCGTACGCACCCGGGCCTTGGACCAAGAGGTAATGCACGTAGTACTGGCAGCGCTCATGCCTCTTGTCGCCCTCTTTCCAGTTGCGGCGAATGCCCACCACGCTGTTGGAGATTTCATCCATCGTGATGATGTACGGCAACTGGATGCCAGTAGGCTCTCCGTCTTTATCCTTGTCCTCAAACCCGGGCAGGTCGTAGTCCACTTGGAACTCAAGCAGCGAGACTTCTTCCAGATCAGGAGTGGGCTGAATACCCGTGGTCTTGTCCACAGCCTTCTGGATGATGCTGGGGTTGTTGTTGGACATGGACGCGGGCTCTGCCGTATCCAAATACTGACCGCGCACCACCGCTTTGCGGTAGGCATTGCTGGACATTGAAACGCGGTGCGTGATGCGTTCGCATTCACTCATGACTGACGAACCGTGGTACGGGATGTACAGGTCATCGGCCAGCACCAAGGCGCTCACCATGCGGTCCTTGTTCTCGTCGTAGTAGACCTTCTTGAAAGCCGAACCGCCGTAACCGGTGTAGAACAAAAGCTGGTCAAACTCGGGTGTGTACTCCTCCATCACGTTGGTGAGTTGGTAGTTCATGAAGTCCCGAACGCGGTCCGCTTGCATGATCTTTTCGCGAGTTTCTTTGCCCAGCACTTGCGTGCGGACCGGGCCCTCGGCAGGCAGTAGTTCCTTCAGCGCTTGCGACTGGAACTGGACGATGCTTTCGGTCAACAAAGGATGGCTCACGCCGCACGCGCCCTTGAATGGCCGGGTACGTTCTTCGATGTTGAATCCAAGCAGCTTGAGGCCCTTGCTGTACTGGTCTTCCCAGTCTTTGCGCGAGGACTTGTCCGCATCGAACATGTCCATCAATTCTTGCCCGATGTTCTGCAAAACACTGGGGTCCACTACCTCGGCAAGATTGCTGTCAAAGGGGACATCGGCATCGTCTTCTTCGCCAATGTCAACCACCACTTCTCCGGTCTGGTTGTCAAAGGTAATGCTGATGTCCGGCTCAGGCAGGTCCTCAAGCTCCACATCAACGCTGCCCTTGGGCAGGTCTTCGGCGCGTAACAATTTTTCAACTGACATGTCTGATCCTTATAGGTAGCGGCGATTATCGTCCGGTTGGCGTTCGATCATGCCACCTGTTGCGCGGCCAGCGGCAGGGTTGAGAACAATGGGGCGGTTGGGAAACTGTGTTTTCAAAACATCGGGGTCAAGCGCATATATCAATCCTGTTTTTTCAAGCACCGAAGTAGCTCGAGTATCAACTCTGTCCGGCTTTATGAAATTGATCAAATCCACTATTTGCGGTCCATAGTTTTCCGGATGAGCATTTTTTGTTCCCAGCCCATTGCCAGTGAATTGCGGAATTGTATTGGGTTTATGGCTTGAATTTTTCTCTGCTTTATAAGCAGGGGTAACAAACTCCACGTTACTTACTGCATGGCCTTCTGGGCCATATAAAGAAAAAAGTCTGATGTCTCCGTTTTTAAGCGCATTAAGCCCACCATTGACAGAGCCATACGTTCCAACATCTGCATAGCCTGCAATAGAGTTATCCATCATTGCCGCTTGTATTCTTGCTGCCTGCGGGTCTACCACTTCCCTCCATTGGTAGTTCATTGAATCCTTGGGCAACAATTCTTTTGTTCCATACATAGCAGCGGACGTGGGTATTGGTCGTTTTGCCTCAATCGCCCTGTTCACCGCCTTAGCTGCATTTTTTGCTTCATCTGCTGAAGCATGTATCTGCATAGTTTTTGCAAGAAACTCGGTTACGCCCATGCCTGCCAGTTCTTTAGGATCAATTTGCACTGCTGCCGATTGGAGGTCCCTTCTAGATAACCCAAAAATTGAAGTGGGGTAGCTGCCTTCCGTATCGTATATAGGCTGGGAAGCAGCACGCGGGTTTGTGGCGGGGTTTAAGTGAGCTTTTTCCGGGTCTGTCAAGTCCGCCGCCGAATTTAATCTTGGGGAATTATATGATTCTGGGGTAAATAGCCTTTCCATTTTTGGTTCAAAAATGGTATTAAACAAGTTTGGGTTTTCTGCTAATTTAGCGCGAATGATATCTATTTTTTGCTGCGCTTCTTTTGAAGATAATTTTGATACATCTTGTTTGGTTAGGCGCAACAACAAACTGCCCGGAATAGTAGATGGATTATTTTTCATGGACATAAAAATATTATTTCTATATTCTTGTTCCATGGCTGCACGCGCTGAATAAGGCATTCCGGGGGGCTCTATTCGATAGCCTTTTATGCCAAGCATCTCGTCATATTGTTTCTCAAGAACCCTCATTGCTGTCACGTCCCCTTCACGTGCGGCATTTACCAAGGCTGTGGGGAATTGTTCCTCACTGGGGGAACCCTTGGGCAACTTGATCTTGCCTGTGATCAGCGCTTCGCGGACAGGATCACTGACGCTACTTGCCTGCTTGGTGTACCAATCCCGCATCTTTGTGTCAAAGAAATTAGCTACGGCATCGGTTCTTTCTTTTAACGTGGGGTAACGATCTGCCAAATTTTGAACATCTTTTATTCTTTCTTTCAACTGCCTATCCAAGTTGGATTCAAACTCGGAGGGTTTCCCTCCCGAAGGCAGGGCCCTGCTAGATGGGAACTCCCCGCCCGGTTGGCGGACAATGTACATAGGTCCGGCCATCCCCGCGCCCATGGCAGGAGAAGCCATTGCCCTTTGTGTAAGGTTGTACGCCGCCTCCGACTTAGCTACATCCTTCAGCATCTCCGCCGACTTGGTTGTCGCCGCTGCCGCTGCGCGGACCGGGACCGCCGGATTGACAAAACTGCTCACAAACTCTGAGCCTTGGCGCAAGCGGTTCAACTGGGGATCGGTTTCATCTGCGGGGCGGATGCCGTACTCTTCCGCCTTCTGCTTTATCCAATCGCTACCAAGGATGGGCTTCTCCGCCTTGTACCCAGCCAAACGCATTGCCATCGTTGCAAGGTCCACGGGCCCACCAGCAAGACTGTACGCCGAGTCACCAAAGCCACGCAGCATGGCAGCGGCCTTGGCTGAAGCAGCGTTGTCCACTTGTGGCTTTTCACCCTCGGGCGGCGATCCGTCAGCCCTGTGTACAACTCCCCCATGCGACATATTTCCAACAAATTCCCAGTTTGGATTTTGGGGTGACAGCAGCGTATCCGGCGGGACATCGTACGCTGGGAAGGTACTGCGCCTTTCCGCATCCGTCATATCTGCCCGGTCTGTTGCTTGGCGAGCCTCGGCTTCCCCTTGATGGGCCCTGTACCAATCATCCTTAGCCAACTCAGTTGCCTTTTGCTGCGTCAACTTGGGGTCATCTATTCGTTTTTCATAAAACTTCAAGAAGTTATCCATGTCGTACTTGTACATATTGGGGTTTGTCCCCTGTGACATACCCTCTATGTCCTGAACGGCGTGCTGCATTTCATGCAATGCCGCTGCCCTTGGGTCAAACCTCGAGTATTTGAGGTTATTTATCATGTTTGCGTTTATGTTCACAGCATTGTTGTTTCTATCCCAATACGCCCCTGCGGTTTCTGCCCCCGGAAAACCATTATCCCCCCTGTACAAACGGATATTTGTGTCCCCCAACTGCGGGTAAGCGGCGTATAGCTCGGGGTGTTCAAACATATACTTAGCAGGCATCCCTTCGGTATACGGATCGCGGCTTAGTCCAGTGACTTTATCGGCAAAACTTGTCCGCATATTCAACAAATCCTGCCGCCGGTCTATTGGCATGTTGCCGGAATCTTTGGAGGACAACTGCCGGTCAATCCAATCCACCACCCGGACTGCGTGATCTTTCTCCGTTTTTAATTTATCTGGCGGGATGAGCCGAAACCTTGATTTGCTATCGTTTATTTCTTGGTGTGGCACATAGTCAGGGGGATTGGGAATGTTGCCAGTCCGCTTCCAAACTTCTTCTGGGGGCATCAAATTGCCTTTTGAGCCAGCAAGTTGGACAGCATCCTCAAATGATTTTTGGTTCCATGTGCGCGACTTTGGCCCCATCATGATTCCTGCCACAAGAGGTCCACCCACGTTGCTTGGACCAAGCGCATTCAGTAGCTGCGAAGCCGATGGTTCCGGCAGGCTCTTGGCATATGCCACAGGGTCGGTGACCAATGCTTGCAGGTTGCCCGGTACTTTCTTGGCCGTTTCCCACGCGCCTTGCAGTGTCTTCTTTGCGTTGCCAATCGGATCAAACTCCCCTGCCTCACCAAGATCAAACCGTTCTGACAGAGGAGTGATCTTCTTTTTTGACACCGCGCCGCCGTCACTGAATCCTATGTTGTAGGACACGCCCATGTTGTTGACTTGGCCTTTGTAGTCCCTGTCCTTGGGTTTGTACCCGCCGCCTTCAATATACGCACGAAGGGCTGCCTCGCTGGAAATGGGGTGGGTGTAGGTTGCGCGGCCAAAACCCCCAGCGCCACCGTAGGTGTCATTGGCAATCTCGCCCTGTAGTTGCAAACGCGAGGGGCTGGGCATAAGTTCGCTGCCTACGTATGGCCCTTTATCCGGTGGGTTCTGCATCTCATCCAGACGTTGCTTGGCGCTCTTCTCCTCAAAGAAAGACTTGTCCTCGTCCCCCTTGTCCTTGTCTACTTCACCACCCTTTTTCATCCGCGCTACCGGCTCGGCAAAGGGCGCACTGGCGGTCAAATCCAAACTGGCAAACGGAGATGGGCGGCGCTCTTCCATCAACCATTCCATGCCGGGACTCCGGGCACTTTCCTTGTCCGCCGCGATCCGGGCCTTGGTGGCATCCAAATCCGAATCATCTTCGTCCGTGTTGCTGGACAGGTAGCTCAAAGCCATCGCGGCTTGGTAGTTAGGTCCGAGGGCCGCGAGCATTGTTTCACGTGAAACATTTGGCAGACTCTGCGTATTTTGCGTGAGCAACATGGGATTAGGCCTGCCGGGGGCAGAGAACTCCGCTGCGGGCGGAAAAGACTTTGCCCGTGGATCCATCTTCCGATCCAACATGGTCATGATCTCTGATGTGGTCTTGTTCTGTAAGTTAGGGTTATCACTTAGAACCTTGGCAGAGAAAACTTTGTTAGACGGGGTGTCAGGGGTGGAACTGATGACAGCCTTGGCTCCGGTGGGCCCAAAGAAGTGGGCGGCGTATACCTCCGAGTAGCTCGGTTCGCGGTTCAAGACTTTGCGCATGCGGCCCATGTTGTCCGCAATGATGTCCGTGCCGACGCGGATGTTCTCATCCACATCGTACTTCTTGCCCGGTGCGCCGCCGTATCTCTTCCACGTATCATCAACAACCTGAAACAGACCACCGGCCGTGGACCGGGGGTTCTTGGCGCTGGTGGTGTACGAACTTTCGGCCCCCGCAATTTGTAGTGCAAGGTCGGTTGGGATGCCCTTTGCCGCAGCAGCCGCTTTGATCTTCTCTTGTACGGAAAGATTATCCATGGTCCGTGGTCCCCGGTCAGGTTTGAGTTAGCAGCATTTTAGCTACTTGTCAATAATACTCAAGGGTGGCTGACTCCGGCGTTTGTTCCTCCACCGCGTCGGTGTCCAGAGCAATGAAGTTGCCCTGACGGAACCGGGTCCAAGCCATGACCGCTGAGTCCACTTGGTCATCGTTGCTGCCATTGGGGAACGAGGCGCACTCCTCCACCATCTCCAGCGCCCAGTCCAATCCGTCCGGATACCAAATCATCCCGGACTCCAACAACGGAGCAACGGCATTGGCCCGGGATACCTTGTCTTGTCCGCTTCGCCTGCCGCCGGGGCTGTACATCGTGACAGGGATTCCAATCTTGCGGAGTTCCTGCTGCAAAGGAGTGCCAGTGGCCTTGGCCTCAATCAACACGTTGTCCGGGTTCCAGTACAAATACTCAGCCCGGGCGATCCGCTTGAGTTCAGGAAAGTCCCACCGACCGCGCTTCACGTTGAGCAAGATGAGATTGGGGCCCGAGTCCGCATCAGGGGTGAACACGCCCCACGTGCTGATGACAGAATAGTCAGCGGTCTCTTTCTTTGAGTACGCAGTATCGTATGACTGGATGGTGTATTCACAGGCTGGCGGCTCATCAAACGTCCACTTGCGCCACCAATCGCGCTTCAGGATTGCACCTTCGTCGTTCGTGG